TACATGGTAGTAACATTGGCAGGGTGGGTGGGGGTGGGTAAGGGTCACCCGCTATGCGATAGAGCGCGGTGACGGCGCTGTGAGAGTAAAGAAGATTAGGTGCTGGATTAAGTACCGGCGCATTGTTAGTTGAGGATGGTCGGGGGAGCCGGCTTGCTGCTCAGTTAACCAAGAAAACCCCCGACCACCCCAGAGATGATTACAATGGCAACCAAAAAGACGAGCATGTTTACCCTTACCGAACGAATTACTGTTAGTGCAGGTGCAACCGAAACCTTCGCAACTATTGATCTAGGTTCCTACGTTGACGTTGGCGACCGTCAAGCACTCCAAGTTCACGGCGTTGATTTCATCTTCCAAGGGCAAACAGCTGCGTCTGACATCTCAACCGATCTTGGTCCAGGACGTGAAGCAATGGTCCAGGTCACTGATTTGAACCGAGGCGGACTTGTGTTCAGCGATGACCGAGCGCTCGTTGCCTCAGGTCGTGTCAACTGCGATGCCCAGGGCGGCCTCGATCACGCCGCCGATCTTTACCCCGACAACTTTGGCAAAGGTTCCGATGATGGACGTTTCGTCGTCAATGACCAACTCTACATGACGGCCCTTTGCACTGCTTTGGCAAATCCAGTCAACGTCACCGTTCGTGTCAACGCCTCGATCGTGACCTTGTCTGCCAAGGACTTCATGGCCATTGCAATCCAGTCAACCGCTGCAGATAACTGAGGGTGATTCCCTTGGTTAAGATTGAAGGTACGCTCGAAGAAATCCGGGCTATGTTTGCAGAAGGCGCCAAGGCTCAGGCAAAGGTTGAGGCAAAGAAAGCCGGTAAGGCCGTTGTCAAGAAAGCCGTCAAAACTGTCAAGCGCGCACCAAGTGCATACAACAAGCACATGAAAAAAGAACTCGCACGTCTGAAGAAGAAACATCCCAAGACTCCTCATGCGACGTTGTTCAAGCGAGCTGCAAAGTCGTGGAAAGGTTCGAAGAAAAAGGGGGGTAAGAAGTGAAAGACGTTGTGCTTACCAAAAACTTGGGTTATCTCCAACTTGACACAGCTGGTTTAACTTCAGCCATTGGCCCTACCTCGTACAACATGGGTACTTGGGAGCCAGTTCCGGGCATTACGAACATCTTTGTAATGCAAGAACAAATTGACGTTGCTGGTTTGACAGCGATGGAGTTTACCTTCTTTCCTCTAGCTGGAGATGTTCAACGAGGCCCAACATCCATGGGCCTCGCATATGCGACACAAGGAATTATCAACGAATGGATCTACGTCACAGCCACACCAATTGATTTCACTACAAGCCCACAGAGCATGACGTTTAATCTGCCTGGACAAGGAAGCATTTGTGACACTGAGTTCCAAAATATCATTTGGGGCCAATCATGGACCTGGGCGTTCAACGCGTCAGTTCCCTCAAACTTTGCTCTTCCAGTGAACACCACGTTAATGGGTTCAGGTGAACCAACAAACGGTGATCGCTTGTACGTCTATCGCGTTGTGTCAACCGTAGGTTATGTTCCTACGCCTGGTTCGTTTGCTGAATTGCCCTCAGCTCGTTTGCTAATCTCCGGTCAACTCAAAGAAGAACAAGAGTTTCAACAGATCATGCGAATGCGCCGTAGTTATGAGTTGCAACAAACGTACGATGAGGATTGAGCATGAATTGCAAACCATCGGAACCTTGCTATCGGTTCGATGGTAAATTAAAATCAATGAGTTCGCGTATGGCAACTCCATCAAGTCCAATCCCGTCTGTCATCATGACCGGTGGCCAACGTCGCACGGTCGGTGAAGCACTTGAACGATTAACAAGGATTCAACCAGCTCCACTTACAGGTTTGCCATATGGCGTTCAAAGAATACTTCGTAAACCGATGATGGTTTACACCGCCGCTTGGTTTCTTGCTAGCGCGTTTGTTATTGTCGATCCCTTGGACCGATTAGAAGGTGGTTTAATTGACTGAAACTGAAACTGAAACTGAATTGAAAACATCGAAGACGACCCGCTTTGCCGAATGGTTGATGGCACGTGAAGAGCGACGTCAAGAAAAAGACTCCAACCTAGAAGGTATGATTAAGCTCAACGTGATCGTTTCCTTTCTCACTCTCGGTTTGGTCGGTGGCTTCGAAGCTGTTCAACTTGGCATCAGCCTAGTCCCGTATCTTTGAAGCGCACACATCACACACCCAGACATCTGGGCAGTATTTGCGACGTCCCCACTTTGGGTTAAAGAACGCTAAGACTGGCGCCATCCTCAACGCAAGGTCAGGGACATCGCCCTGATATCCACACATCGCACACGTGGCCTTCATTGCCAACCAATCCACGTTTCAATTGCTTCGGCAATTCTTTCAAGCGCTTCTGCGATCCGTTCCATGACTTCAGGGTCGTTCATTGTGGTTCCTCCTGAATCACGATGCGCGCATGTTGACCGACGCACCAGGTAACTCTTTTCCATGAGCAGTCACACTTTCTGCAAAAGAAGTACCGAGTAGCCTCGTAGTAATCTCGCTTGATGTGCTCAAAGTCTTCATTTGACAAAATCGTAAACTTGTCATCGCACTTGCATGGATGTTCTTCGTCTGCTCTAAGCTCTCTTTCAGTCATTCTTGGTCCCCCTCGTACGACTTCCACACGTGGCGAAGGCGTAGCAGTTGCTCACGCCCTAACGTCTTCACGGCCACGTCGATCAGTTGGCTGACCTTGTACCCATCTTCCTTGGCTTTCTTCAATATCAAGTGTGTTTCATCACTGACAGTTATGCTGTATTGGTTCCCCATGTACCGTCCAGAACGAACCTGTATAAAATAATAATGTTATTGAACATACAAAAAAGTAGGATAGAGTCACGAACTTCTCAAATACATGGTAGTAACATTGGCAGGGTGGGTGGGGGTGGGTAAGGGTCACCCGCTATGCGATAGAGCGCGGTGACGGCGCTGTGAGAGTAAAGAAGATTAGGTGCT